TGGAGTTTTTCTATACTCCCGCCGCTTTGACTGATAGCGGTCTAGTTTCAACTTTGGCTACGAATGGATATGCCGCTTCGCAGGTCCGTTGGAGCAATTCAGGTACAATGTCTAAGACCAATATATCGGCAATATATGTGAATGGGGTAAATAAGACCGCAGAGACGAATGTCTCAGGTATATTTAAGGCCAATGAACTACACCATGTCGTAGTAGTATTTGGATCGGCGGTATCAAGTGATATTAGATTTAATTATTCTACAAATGGGTCAGTATCAGCCCTATATCAGAATATAGCCCTTTATGAGTCCGCCTTCAATTCGACGGCAGCAACAAATAATTATAATATATATATTAGCAAGCAGTCCTCAACAATAACAGATACATCAGTCACAACCCTGACAGAAGACGCAGTCAGTTCTTATGATAATGACTGGTTAGTGGTACAAAACGTATAATTTTGTCATATTGTGTGACAAAAAGCTGGACTTAGGCATATTAAAGTGGTAAAATAAATACCTATGGAACTTAAAAAGAAGAATGTAACGGTTGGGCCAGAAGAAACCACTCTTGGAATATATGTTTGGGAGATGCCAGACGGACGGTGGATTGGTGATGATGATGGCAACTTTTTATCCATAACAGCAATGAAAAACAATAGATCTCGTATTGATGCCCTAGCAAGAGAAGTTAGATCCTATGGCATTTATGAAGGGCAGCCAAAGTTTTTATCAGGGCGTAGAAAGATAGATGACGAAGAATTTGAGTATCAGCAACAAAGATTAAAATGGGGTCTAACACCAGACCCGCTAGATATAGGCGTTTATAAGGAAGAGACAAGAAAGGCGCAGAGGCAGAAATAATATGACAATGTTTGAAGATGATTCACAAGAGATAGACACAGGCGTACACGCATACACAGCCTCAGATTTCCATATCCCATCAGCAAATGTTATAAAGACAACAGATGTGTTTATGGCTTCTGGAGAAGATTTGCAGAAGATTTCTGGACTTAGCCCTGCATTCCGACGCAAAATGAGCCGCACAATTCAAAAGAGATTTGTCGGTATCGAAGGCGTAGAAACACAACAGAACCTTCTTGCACAAGCCATTACTGGATATGCAATGTTTGATCTTATTGAGCCTCCATATAATCTTGAATACCTATCTCATATTTATGAAATTTCCCCATATAACTACGCAGCAATTAATGCTAAGGTTTCAAATATCGTAGGTCTTGGATATGACTTTATTGAAACACGTAAAACTATGGATGCAATTGATGGCATTGATAATGATACACAACTAGAGCGGGCTCGTAGAAAGCTTGATAGACTTCGTCAAGACTTACATGAGTGGTTAGAAGATTGCAATGAAGAAGAAACATTCAAAGAAACATTAATTAAGTTTTATGTAGACGTAGAGGCAACAGGAAATGGCTATCTAGAAATCGGCAGAACAACCTCTGGAAAAATCGGATATATTGGACATATCCCTTCAAAGACAATGCGTGTCCGTCGTTTGCGTGATGGCTTTATTCAATTGCTTTATGGTAAGGCTGTATTCTTCCGTAATTTTGGAGATCAGGAAACTCCTAATCCAATTGCGGACGGCAGCGATAGGCCTAATGAAATAATTCATTTCAAGAAATATACCCCACGTAACAACTACTATGGAATTCCAGATATCGTAGCAGCATCAAATGCTATGGCTGGAAACGAATTTGCTGGTAAATATAATTTAGACTATTTTGAGAATAAAGCAGTCCCACGATATATTATTACAGTAAAAGGTGCCAAGCTATCCCCAGAGTCCGAAAGAAAACTTCTGGAATTTTTCCAGGTTGGTCTTAAAGGAAGAAATCACCGCTCACTCTACATACCTCTACCAGCAGACTCCTCAGATTCAAAGGTCGAATTTAAGATGGAGCCAGTTGAGGCGGGAGCACAAGAGTCCTCATTTAATGTATATCGTCAGTCCAACCGTGATGAAATATTAATGGCTCACCGTGTACCAATTTCTAAAATTGGTAGCCCACAAGGAGTTTCTCTGGCAAATGCTCGTGATGCAGATAAAACATTTAAAGAGCAGGTATGTAAGCCAGTACAGGATATTTTAGAAAAGAAATTAAATAAATTAATTGAAGAAATGACCGATGCTCTTCAAATTAAATTTAATGAATTATCTCTTACCGACGAAGATACTCAATCTAAGATTGATGAGCGTTATTTAAGGATGAAGGTAATTACCCCTAATGAAGTTAGAATTCGCAAGGGCATGGTACCAATGGACGGTGGCGACGAGGTAGTAGAATTAAAGCCACAACAGCAGGCGGAAGTAAGAGCCCAGGCTGGAAATACCAGAACCAGAGATCAAGAAAGGGATAGTAATTCCCCAGATATTTCGGGGGAAGCTAGAAATCCTCAAGGCGAAGGCAGACAGGTTGAGTAATACTACTCAACTGATTATTTGCCTTATATATAATAACGTTATAAAATTAAGCATATGAATATTGAGAAATCTCTATGGTCATCAAATGGCGACAATATCAATTTGTCCGTGCCATTCACAAAAGTCAATCGTGAAAAGCGCACAGTATCTGGTTTTGCTACGCTAGATAATCTTGATCAAACAGGAGACGTTGTAACAGCAGATGCATCATTGAAGGCATTCGAATCTTTCCGTGGAAACATTCGTGAGATGCATGGATCAAATGCTGTTGGAAAAATGGTTTCATTTAAACCAGAAACATACTACGATCCAGAATCAAAAGAATTTTACAATGGAGTTTATGTAGATGCATACATTTCAAAGGGTGCACAAGATACATGGGAAAAGATTTTGGACGGAACCCTACAAGGATTTTCAATCGGCGGAAAGATTATTGATTCAGAAAACGAAGTCAATAAATCTACAGGTAAGCCAGTAAGATTTATCAAAGAATATGCATTGATGGAGCTATCAGTAGTAGATTCTCCAGCAAATGAACTCTGCAACATTTTGTCCATCCAGAAGATGAATGGTCAATTGCTATTCAAGGGAATTGCAGCAGAGACAAAAGTAGAAAACATTTTTTATTGTGAAGACAGCGATTCTGTATTCATGTCAACAGACACAGAGTACACATCGCCAGTTTCTGGCAAGCCAGCAACTTTAATCGGTTGGGTAGAATCAAATGATACAAACAAAGCAAAGGAAATAGATAGAATTCTTGATTTACACAAGTCAAGATTAACGTTGCCTGATACAAACAAAATTGCAAAACAGGCAAACGCAGAAGGAGGTAATGAAGTGTCAGAAAACACAGAAACACTAGCAGCAGTCGAAGAGACTCCTGTAGTTGATGCAGCGCCTGCTGAAGAAGCAGCTCCTGCCGAAGAGACAGCACCTGCTGAAGAAGCAGCTCCTGCTGAAGACGCTTCTGCCGAAACTCTGGAAAAAGCAGCCGACGTATCAGAAGTTGAGGTTGATGAACCTGATTTTGCAAAGATGCTTGGCGATCTTAAGGGCTTTTTCTCAGAAACTCTAAGTAAGGCGTCCGAAGCTAATGCCGCACAAGTTACAGCTATTAAAGATACAGTTGAAACTTTCAGCAAGAGCGTTGATGGACGAATTTCAGAGTTGGCAGAACAACATACAGCACTTTCAAAGGCTGTAGAAGATATCAAGAACACGATTGATGGCGTAGAAAAGCGTGTCGTAGCGGTAGAATCAGAGACCGCAGTTAAGAAGTCCTCTGACCTTGGCGGGTCACAGGAAGTAACAATAAAGAAATCAAAATGGAACGGTTCTTTCCTCGGTTCCGTGAATGAACTTTTAAAATAAAAGGTAGGTGAAAAATATAATGAGCAATGAAATGTTAGAAAAAGCAGTTGCAGCAAATACAACCGTAACAGGAAACATGACTGGATCAGCAGTGGCAAACACTGGAATCCACATTGGATCCGAAGGAGAAGGTGGCCTACTCAACCCTGAGCAGTCTTCACGTTTCCTAGATTACATGTTCGATGCAACCGTAATTGGTAAAGTAGCTCGTACTGTTCGCATGCGAGCAGATACGACTGAGATTGATCGTATTGGTGTTGGTGAGAAGCTTATGGTTCTCGCTACAGAAGCAGACCAGACTGGTGGAAACGCCGCTGTAACCTTCTCCAAGATCTCTCTTACAACAAAGAAGCTTCGTTTGGATTGGGAACTTTCAACAGAGTCTCTTGAAGACAATATTGAGGGTCCAGATCTAGAAGATCATATTGCCCGCATGATGGCAACACAGGCAGGTAATGACATTGAGGATGTACTCCTAAATGGTAATACTTCACTCTCATCAGATAACCTTTATAAGGCATTTGATGGTGTAGTCAAGAAGGCAAAGCAGTATGGTCACGTTGTAGATGCAGCAGGTGCTGGTATCAGCCGTGCCCTCTTCAACTCAGCTCTCAAAGAGCTCCCACGTAAGTACAAGCAACGTCGTTCCGACCTTCGCTTCCTTGCAGGTTCCAATTTGATTCAGGACTTCCTGTACGCAAATAGCATTGGAACAAACCAGACAATTCCACAAGATATCGCATCGTCGATCATCCGTGGAGAAGGTGTACAACCTCTAGGTGGTCCAGCTGGATATGTGGCTCCATTCGCATTCGGTATTCCGATTGTTGAAGTTCCACTACTCCCTGAAGAACAAGATGGTGACTACTCAGGCGAAACTGGCAACCATGGTGACGTCCACTTGACATTCCCAAATAACGTAGTTATTGGTATCAAGCGTGATGTAAC